ATTTATAACCTTTTTTATTTAATTCTATATGAGAATGATTATATTAAACTGTGTAAGAATGTATAAGTGTCAAAGTGTAAAAGTATTAAAGAAAATTAGCAAACAATAATATTAATAATTTGTATAATGGAAAATGTAATATGATTTTAATAGGCAATACAATGAATGAACTAAAAACGATAAAGATAACAGACGAAGCACATAGAGCACTTGTACTGGGGAAAGCGATGGACGGAATTGCAATGACAAAATGGGTAAGTACTGTAATACTAGAAGCATTACAAAAAGATTGTCCAAGAGCGTATGAAGAATTAAGAAAAGAGTTTATTAAAGAAGAATGATTACTTATATATATATTCAGTATTAACACCGTGTAATTTCAGCCATTCAACACACAAATGAAAACCACCATTTTCGATTAAATAAAGCATTAAGAAACGTGCTTTATTTTTTCGAATAATTAACCAGCTAATACCGTCAAGGTTACCAAGTTGATAAGCCTTATCAATATCTTCATTAGCAATTTCTTCATCTGTTTTTTCATCAACATTGAAAAAGTCTTTAAGACCATTCGTCCAATAAAGCTGTCTTTTGCCTGCGAATGCCTTAGCATATTCAACAAATAATTGGCCGTGAGCTTCACGATCTGAAGATTCGAGAGAGTTTGCACTTTCGAGAAGTGCGAACGGAGGCAAACCTTTTGAAGAAGATTTCAAACTTGAAGACGTTAACTCTTTATCAATACCCCAACCATCCTGAGAGCTTTTCTGAAGATAATCACCAGAGGAAACATTGAGCTTTATATCAACAGCGTGCTTTTTAAAAGAAGTGCTTTTCCCTTTCGGGATGAGTCCTGCTTTATCACATGCTTTAAACCAAAAATGTTTGATAATTGCCGTTTGTCTATGAATTTTGGAAGGCTTATGAAACCACAACTCATGTGTATGAGGGTGCCAACCATTAGAACCATAAACAACTTCGAGGCCACGAATTAAACCCTTGTAACCTATTTCTTTAAGCATGTTTTTATATGCGCGTGATTCTCTAAAGTACTTAAGAGCTTGTTTTTGCTTATCTATCAAATATTTACAAGATTGAAAAGAATAGTGCGGGAAAGTTAAAGTGATCATTGAGCATGATAAACCATGATCATTATAAGCTGATTCGATTGCCTTGGAGACTTCAACCGAACGACGAGATTGAATAAGAACAGAACAAAGAGGACAAGACCAGACAGAACCGCAAGTTACTAGACCAGTGTAAAAGCATTTGCCAGTAGACGCGGATTTGTTAATACCGACTTGTTTAGCCATCATTGTGTGTCGACAATGAACAACGCGATAAGCACCTTTGATCTGTTTTATATCAATAGCACCTTTTGACAGTAAATCATTTCTTAATAATGATCTGGCTGTGTCGTGCATTTCGTAACGTAAAGCCCTATTTTTTACAGACTTTTGAGCCGCTTTTTCGGTATCGGAGCCACCGTCATTGCTACGTTTTGACCCTCCAATAGCGGCCGAGGATTTCGCATAGTTACCTAGCTGCTCCGCAAGCTCCGCAGATGTAACTAAACTAGATATTTTAAGCGCTTCCATTTATAATAATCCCGTCTTAGTATGACAGGCGGTCATAATGGGTGTGGAGCCCGACCGCCAAAACAATTATTCTATATATATTACACTTTTCTATCAATACACTTTTAAGATATACGCGTTACGTCCTTCGTCGATAGTTTCTAAACGGAACGGTTTTTTAAAATATCGAAAAGATGATATTTTAAAAACGACCCTCTTGGTAAATTATAGTGATTTAAAAAATTTGTAAATCATCGGTAAAAGCCCAAGCGAGACAATAAAGTAAAAAATATAATAATTTAAATCCATGTTGACCCCTAATGTGGTGGGTAAAATAATAAGCAAAGATAGCAGTATTATTATCAGGTTTGTATTAGTCATTTTTTATTACCTTTTCATAAGTGTAATTAACACTATCAATTGCCCAGTAATAGCGAATTTCTTTATTTGTGGATGACTCTGTGTCAATCCTAAGTAATGCTGTTGTTTCATCTACAGATAGTAAATGGTATCCGCAATAGGCACATATTTTACAAAGTAGGTCAAAAACAAAATCACTTTTTTTAATAGAATTAATCATTATTAAACTCCTAGATCAATCGATAATAAATCACCTTGATGTGTAATTTCCAAAGCTCTACGACAAACACCATCGAGGGTTTTAATAATTTGCTCCTGACTTTGTTGTTTACCCAATAATGAAATATATTTACTTTCTAAATCCTGATATTCCTTTTGTAATTTTAAGTACTCACGTCCAGCGGTAATAAAAGTCTTAGACATAGTTACTTCATTTACTGAATTTTGTAGATCAGTAAGGAATTGCTCAGTTTCTTTGTTTTCTTGTATACGTAGTTGAATTATCATAATAACACCTTTTTTAATATCAAAAATTAAGCAGGTTGAATACCTGGGACAAAAGAATGATATCAAAAAAGATAAGTAATGACAATAAAATGATATCAAAATGTCTACCCGGTAGAGCTACCAGGTGAAGATAATGATATGAAAAACAGCGATTAGCCTGCGCGCTCCTCATGTCGCTTGCTTGCTAATCGCTGTTTTTTAAAGTGATATAGTTATACAAGTTAATTTAGTTTGAAATTTTTTATACTTAATTTCGGCCGCACAATGGTCATAAGGCTTAATCTCATAACCTATATTTTTAAGATCGGTACTTAAATAAGTTGAGACTTGACCAGAGTTAACAAAAGATAATGTATAAATATAACCGGATGCAGAACGGCCAGATCCAGAGATATAAATAGTTGAGCCTTCGAGAGGCCCCGAGATTATCCGACCAGCCTTATTAGAGATGACAGGGCCATCATTATCAGTACTGCTATGATTATGGCTAAAGGTATGCGAAAGACTTTTAAAAATATCTTCATTAGAAATAGGGGCACCGCCTTTACTACTTTGTATATTATCTTGAGTAACTTCAGAACTACTATCTTCAATAGAAACAGGAACGGGAAGACTATCTTTTTTAATATTAGTAGGAACTGCTGTTGGGTTGTCGAATACTGGTGGTAGGAATCCGTCACCTGATTTACTGAAAGCCCACCCCGCACACCCAACGGCCACAGATACCAGAATAATAACTCTAGGCGAAGCAAAGACGTTAAAACCGTTGAAAGTATCGGTAAACCGACCTGTTTGTGTTGAATGGTAGAGACTAAAGGTAAGTGGACTAATCCTTTTATCTTTGATTGATTCGAAGTCTGTAAATGATTTTCCGTCTTTTTGTGCATCGTGTAATGCCTCCTTATAACCTTTAAACATAGGCCCAAACAAAGCCTTGTTTCTGTGTTTGTATGCAGATTCACAAGTCATTCTAATATCATCGCGAATATATTTAATATTAGGTGCTGTTAAGACAATGTCCCAGTTATAGTGCCGTTGCTTTTGCCAAGCTGTGTTCCAATTAAAAGGCCTCCCTATTTTATTGCAACCATCTAAACCAAGTGGATTATTTAACGATTCAATTTGTCTCTTGTCCCAAATTTTTGGAAAAATAACACCAGCCTCATCCAATAAGATCAAAGCTCCAAGTGGTGCCCAATGAAACCAAGTTGCAATCTTATCAAGCCCTTCTGTTGTTTCTGTATCAACATTAATAACATCGAAAGAATCAGGTATGTGCGGCATATTCTTAAATGTATTATCACGAGTGACACCAGCAATATTAGTTACTACAACCCTCCCCTGTTCAGCAGCCGGAATAAAGTAATCTTGAATAACGCCTGAAGTTTTGAAAGAACCGTTTGAACCATGGTGAATAGCTATGGCCATTATATAACCCTCAACATTTTAAGAACTAAGCGAGTAGCAAAACCCGTAAGAACTGTGTTAATAAACTCAGGTACATTAAAAAAAGTTAAAATTGTTCGTATGTCAGTTGGCAATATTATCCAAGCCGATTGGATGTGATCAGACACATTTAATTGAGTTAGGACTTCCTTAGCAACTCCCCAGCCGAAAGGTATCATCATTTTGAGAAACTGTATTTTCATCAAAATGGCACTTTTAACAGCATGAGCAGTTAAAGAAGTAAAAAAGGTATATTGCCCAGACTCCAACCAATCATTTATATAAATCAAAAAATCTTCCATGCAATCACCTAAATATAATAAAAGCGGCAATCATTAAGCCGAGGAATAAAAATAAAAGCTGAATTGGGGCCAACCCATCTTGGTAGTCAGTAAGGCAAATTTCTCTTGTAACATCGCCAAAAGTAATGAAATCAATACAAGAAGGAGTCGCAGAACTAATTAATTCAACATCGAAAATATCTTCAGCTTCAGAACGAACAAGGCCAATTTGAGTCTTTAATCCTGCAAGTTCTGTCAAAATCTCAGCTTCAATTGAATCAGTATCAAATTCCCCGATCACCCCCGAAGGATTAAAGTTAATACAGCTAAGACCGTTAGGATCAGACTCACAAGTAACATCTTGTTCTGCGGGTTCGCCATCACTGCCCGAACTTTCCGTACTAGTGTTAGAGCTAGTTTTATTTCCTGAGGAGTCATAAGTTTCACTTGTATTGGTTGTTTGAGAACCCGACAAAGACGGGGAAGTAGTTTGAGTAATTGTGTTGTTTTTTATATCAACTACGGTGGTATCGACTGGAGTCTGAGTGTAGTCAGTGGTAGTAGAAGATTGGACAGTTTTTGAACCGTCCGAAGCAGTTGTAATAGACGTTACTGTGGTTTCACTCTTTATTAAACCCTGCGTATCAGTAATGGTCTTTTTATCTGTAGTTGTTTGAATAGTAATACCAGTAGATTTAGTTTCTGTTAAAACGTCAGTTTTAGTCTCTACGATAGAACCATCGGGCAAAGATGTAGTAATAGGATCGTTAAAAGTTTGAGTTGAAGTATCTTTTGTATAGTCACCATCAGTCAATAAATTATCAGGTTCATCTAAACTATCAGGATGAGAATCATCAAAAACCTCTTTTTCATCATCAGTAGGAAAACCTGTATATGTATATTCAATAAGTGCTGCACATTGAATCGAAGTTTTAGAAGGGTCTTTATAACAAGCGTAGGTATCACGCTCATTACTTACCACGTCACAACCTTGATAAGAATACTGATTACTAAAAGAAATTACCATTTCACCATCATTATCTCGCACAGGACTTGGAACAAACCTTTTAATAACAGTACCAGTTTCAGGACAATTAACTGGAGGAGGTGTCAAACTACATTCAAATGAATCAGAAACATACGTACAATTTTCATCACCTAAAACCGCCATCCTAAAATAATGACCAACATCTTGGGATGGTCTAAAATAGCCCTTGGTCGGTGTGCTTGAACATTGGCGAGAATAAAGCCAAGTAAACGCCCTAGCTTCAGCATTGCAGGCAGCACGTAATGCAGTAACATTGGTGTAATATTTATTATAAGTAAGAGCAAAAGCTTCAAAAGATAAAACCGACGTAATAAGCCCAAAGAAACCCAGAAAAAAATACTTCATATAATTAACTCAGATAAAAAAAAAGGAGCCTAAGCCCCTTTATATATACCAACCGAGCCGAACGCCCGTAACGAACGCACTAGCCGCAGCAGCTCCAAGGAGCATGGAAAAAATCAAATTTTACGGATCATTCCAAGAACTACACCAACAACCACGAAGGATGCGACAGCAGCAATTACCATTTGCCCGATTGATAAACCGGAAGTTTCCGCAGCAGTAATAGCTGTTTGAACAGCTGTATCATCAAGAGCAGCATGGGCCTGTGAAACAACAAGAGCAGAACCAGTAGCAAAAGTCGCAGCTAAACTTTTTAAGATAAAACCTTTATTCATTTTAATTTCCTTAACATTGAGATAATAAAACCGACTGTAAGACCAGCAACAAACAATACTATGACTGCTTGAAAACCATAATCGAACGAATCGCGATCAAAACCGAAAACCTCGGCACTTACTTCATTTTTAATCTGTTCAAGAGATAAAGCCTGCCAGCCTTCAGAACAGGTTGCGGTATTTTGGGCGGTAGATACAGGATCACCAGAACAGACTAGAAAATTCATTTAAATATCTATTACTTGAAATAATTTTAAATCACGGCCATCAATGTTCAGTGAGCCAAAATTATCAAAAACTAAAGACGGTAAAATATCCATCACATAAAAACCAACAGGAAAAGGCGAATTTTTAGAAGCAACTTGAATCTGAAATTGACGTGGATACTTTTGTGAAGGGTCATGTAAATAAGCGATTTGCTTACTAATCGAATAATCTTTACCAGCTTTTGAAACACCCTCACGATGATCAATATCAGTACTAAAAATTTCAATCACTGGAGGATGGATACGATGCTGTTTAGCAGCTAATTCTAAAACTTTATTAATTTGCATATTTATAACCTTTTTTATTTAATTCTATATGAGAATGATTATATTAAACTGTGTAAGAATGTATAAGTGTCAAAGTGTAAAAGTATTAAAGAAAATTAGCAAACAATAATATTAATAATTTGTATAATGGAAAATGTAATATGATTTTAATAGGCAATACAATGAATGAACTAAAAACGATAAAGATAACAGACGAAGCACATAGAGCACTTGTACTGGGGAAAGCGATGGACGGAATTGCAATGACAAA